CAGAAAAAACTAAATTATCAGGTATAGAAACAAGTGCTGATGTAACAGATGCAACAAATGTAGATGCTGCTGGTGCAGTGATGAATAGTGACCTTGATGGTAAAGGTGAACTATTAGTAGGAGATGGTTCTGGTGACCCTACAGCCCTCTCTGTTGGACAGAATGGATATATCTTAACTGCTGATAGTACAGAAGCTACAGGTGTTAAATGGGCTGCTAATGCAGGTGGTGGTGGTGGATCAGGTATTAGTAATGTTGTAGAAGATAGCACACCGCAGTTGGGAGGTAACCTTGATGTTCAAACTAATGAAATAACAACAAGCACTACTAACGGTAATGTAAAACTAAATCCTAATGGTACTGGTGTTGTTGAAGTTAAAGGTGATGGTAGTAGTGCTGATGGAACTGTACAACTTAACTGTTCACAAAATAGTCATGGTATAAAACTAAAATCACCTCCTCATAGTGCAGGTGCAAGTTATACTTTTACGTTTCCTCAAAATATACAGAATGGTCAGTTCTTAACTACTGATGCAAACGGAAATACATCTTGGTCTGCAATAGATTTAACAGCTTTAAGTGCATCTAATTTAACTTCTGGAACTGTACCAGATGCTAGATTCCCTGCTACGTTACCAGCAGTAAGTGGAACAAATCTTACAAATTTACCATCTGCTAATTTAACAGGAGCATTGCCTGGAATATCAGGAGCATCTTTAACATCTTTAAATGCAAGTAATTTAAGTAGTGGCACAATTCCTGATGCTAGATTCCCTGCAACTTTACCTGCGATAAGTGCAGCTAATTTAACTAATATCCCTGCTGCAAACATAACTGGTACATTACCTGCAATATCAGCAGCAAATTTAACTTCTATACCAGCAGCAAACATAACAGGTACTTTACCTGCTATAGATGGATCAAACCTTACTGGTATAGGTGGAGGGAAAATTCTTCAATTCAAATATGATTCAACATCAACAGAAGTTGAATCTACATCAACAACTCTTATAGATACTGGTTTATCTTTAACAATTACACCAAGTAGTGCAAGTAATCTTATAATTTTATGGGGAAGTAATCATATGCAATCACAACAGGATTGGAGTCATGCAATGACAGGACAATATTTACATCGTTCAATATCAGGAGGTTCTTCTGGTGTTATATATTACCCACCTGATTCTAATTCTAGTGGTGGAAGTTATGCCTCAGACCTTTACCAAAGTTTACCTACAATGGGAGAGACAGCAGGTTCATATACAACTAGGGTTAGAGGAAGAGTGCCTTTTAATTATACTGATTCTCCAAATACAACATCAGCAATAACTTACAAAATACAATTTAAATGTCATACTGCTGGTAATGATCGTAATGCCTCGGCTAAAAGCTCTTATGGAAATGCGATCGCAGTTTTATACGCAATGGAGGTCGCACCATAATGGTAATGCCTAATGAAATGTACGAAGATTATCCGTCCAAGCTGAATGCTGCAATGGCTTTATGTCCTAATGCACAAGCATCATGGATAGGCCGTCAGGGTGAAATAGTATGGCACGATACAGGTGGTGCTAAACAACCAACAGATGCAGAAGTTGAAGCAAAATGGACTGAATTAAAAACTGCTTGGCAAAATAAAAAGTATATAAGAGATCGTTCTGGCAGAACACATGAAGTTACAGATAATCTTTATCCTTATTGGGGTGAGCAATTTGATTTATTATGGCATTGTATAGATGCAGATTCAGAGTTAAAAACTAAATTTGCATCTTTTTACAACGCATTAAAAACAGTTAAAGACGCACATCCAAAACCATAAAATTATTTAACTTTATTAATTAATTGACGTTGTATTATTCCTAATGAAATATAAATAGGAGACAATCCTATAATTAAAAATAGAACAGCTATTGTCGTAACAGACATAGCTTTTATAAAAGCAAGTTTTATCATGTTTAACAAAATAGCTAATATTCTTTCTATTATTTCATTCTTAATGGTCTCGTCAATGAGTGTAGGGGCTTACTTAGCAATTCAATATATGAAATCACCAGAGTTTGAACGTAACCTTAAAAATAAAGTTATGGGTGATCTTAAAGATAAAATGGTAGATGAAATACCAAAACAATTACCAGAATTTAGTGGGCCTTCTATTCCTTTGTAATGGAAATACCAGAAGTAAATATACCGAATATAAAAATACCACAGATAAATATACCAGTACATAACCCTTATCAGGTATTAAACGTACCTCTACCATCGTTAAAGATGCCTGGGTGTGTAAAGTATCATAGAGATGCTTCACCAAAGAATACAGCCTTATATAACGATGATCCAAAAGGTACTGTAATTAGCTGTCCATACGGTTCAATGCCTTCTTTTGAACCTATGTTATATAACAGAAGAAAAATACAGATAGTAGAAACTAAGCAACAATCAAAACAAAGAAGACAAGAACCAATACCACAAGTAAAAACTGAAAAACCTAAATTACCAAAGAAAAAAGAAGAAGAGTTTTTTATAAAATGTCCTGGTGATAAAGATCAAAGAATAGGGGATTTTCGTAACGATAAAAAACTTGAACGTGTTATTGGTCATAAATTATCAGATGATAAAAGTGAGTGCATAACACTCTATGAAAACACAAAGTTCATCGACCAATATCTACCTTCAGCTAAAGCTACTACTACTGCTGCTAGTA